AGTAGCTGTTCTTAATGCATTCAATGCACTTTCGCTTATCATATGTGATTTAAAAGTCTGCATTTATTTTCTTCCTATGTTGTACTTTGTGCATAGTTCCCATTTACTTTTATCTTTAAACGGAATAATTTTAATTTGTCTTAATGGTGCCAAAGGCTCACATAGTTTTCCATCTTGTATATTTATAAGACCCCAATCTGACATTAGGGTCGTTATTGTATTTCTTCTAGCAATATCACTTTCTTCTAGATTAGATTTTTTTCCGTCAAGCAGAAATAATTCCTTAAAGTGTACTATAAAATATCTACCTTGCTTATGTAAAATATGGCAAGATTGAAATAGCTTGTTTTCTTTTCTACTTGACACACCAATCCTAGTTAGAGTTTCACGAACCTTAAGAAAATCATCAGGTTCATTCAGCGTAACTTCTAACATGGATTCTGGTGTCCAAGACACTAAATTAGATTCATCCATTGTCAACTCACTTTTTTTGTTATATTCATTTTATGACAATGTTATTTATATGTTTTAGTTTTACCACCTTTTTGAATTTTATTGTGAATATATTTAAGATTTTCTTTAGATAATAAACCTAAGACTTCACGCGCTCTTTGATTTGAATATCCATAATATTCTTTAACAGCTTCTAAATCTTCAATCTTTTCAGACTTGTACCACTCCGAAAATCTTTTACGCTTTCTAACCATTTGTCTAATAAAATCATACTGCATTCTAGCAGGAGTGGTATGTCTAAAATTCATTTCATTAGCAATAGCAACAGTATCATTAAAGTATGATAATCCTCGATTTACCATATAAGAACTATAAGACTTTTCTGATATATCATCTACCATAATATCGTCTTTTGTAATATTAATTGATTTTAAATAATCGAAATGATTCATTATAAAGCCTGTATAATTGTTTGCATACGCATTACGTCCATAACAACATCATGCCGCGCATCGTGTGCAACAAATTTTTCTTGGCAACCTTCGGGGATATAACTATTTCTCTGACCGCTGCCATATAATAGACCATCAAGATAAGATCGTGTATCACGAACCATCCAAAAAGGATAAGGAACTGAGTATCCAGTTGATTTTAAAATACCTTCAAATATAGGAATATCAAAAGTGTTTCCTCTTGTAAATACCGTCTTTAAATTATTAATATTTACATTCAGTACAAAAAAATTATACAACTTATCAATAGATTGATCAAGATCAGAATTTGGATCAAGAACTTTCTTAGCACTTTCTCCTTGTGTATTCCACCATTCTAAAGTACTCTTATCAATCTTACGTCCGTACTTTTTTACCTGTTCGGTAACATCAAATTTCATATATTTTGTTTTTTCTAACAATTCATCGTATGAATATAATTCATCACTATTCAGTCTAAATGAATTATATGTTAGTAAACCAAGAGATAAGACTACCCCTTGGTTTACATCCACGGAGAGTGTTTCAAAATCAAAAATTACAGAATTATCGGCAGACATTATTTAAACTCCACTTGAGACATAATCTCGGTTAGACATGCAACGGTGTTGATTTCTATATCAGCTACAAATGCTGATTTATATTGATAGTCTGCTAGAGTCAAAACCACTTGAGGAATACAATGGGGTTTAATATGATCTTGCATATTATCATAAATTGATCTAAATATTGCAGAAGTGTCGGTATCAATATTATTCGTTACCCATTTTCTCATTTCTTTAAAATTCTTTTCTTTAAGATGCTTCAGTATAACGCTAGCCGAATCCATAGAAGAATTGTCAACGCTATTCCCACTGAGTATACCACCGATAGATCGTCTTTGTGTCTCATTTAATACCCTTCTCCAATCAGGTGCATGTTTTTTAATAATAGGAATTAAATCTTCCTGAGCAAATTTTACGTTCTCTTGTTCAAGTACATTTCTAAGATGCTTGAAAAATTCTTGACAAAGAACTACTAGGTCTTTCTTAGTTGTATTAAATTCGTAAACACCACATCTTGAATGCAGTGGCTCAATTATACGATTTCTAAAGTTACATGTCAAAACAAATCTACAATTATTAGAAAATTCTTCTATAAATCCGCGCAAAGCGGGCTGTGTTGACTGAGGATTTAGATAGTCAGCTTCATCAAGAATAACTACTTTATAGCCACCTTGTAAAGATACTGTTGATGCAAATTGCTTTACTTTTCCTCTTAGAGTATCGATATTGCCCTCTTCCGATCCGTTGATAACAATATAGTCTAAATCAAGAGAGTTGCATAATGCTTTTGCAACCGTAGTTTTGCCAAGACCAGCAGTTCCTGTAAATAACATATTAGGAAGTTCACCAGTCTTGACAATCTCTTTAAAAGTCTCTTTTAGGTTAGACGGAAGAATAGTTTTTTCAATAGTTTGTGGACGATACTTTTCTACCCACAAAAATTCATTGTCCAGCTTTCGCTGTTTTTCAATATTCATAATATAATTCTATCCTTATAGGAGTTTACTAACTATTCTTCTGCCTGCTCTTGTTTGTAGTTTTCTACAGTTTGTACTCCTTGAGTACATTGGTCACGTAACTGTCCGATAGTAGACAGTTCTTCACCTCTGAAACCTCCTCGTTGAGTAACAGTATCAATTACTGCGATAGCACTACGCGAAATCTGGTTCATTAGATCATACGCTTTTTTATGTGGGTCGTTATCAGCCATATTATTTTATTCTCCGTAGGTTGATGATTTTTCAAGTGCAATCCAATATTGCAATCCGTTTGATTTATTTGTTAGTTTCGAAATTAGTTTAGATGAAATCTCCACTTCATAATCGCCAGATAGCATTTTCAGATTGTTAATATTATATACGAACTTGTATGTATACACATCAGAAGTGGCAGGAATTTCAATAGAAAAAGTATTTGCTGTTGAATTTTCCGAAGTTGTTACTGTAACTTTTGCCAAACCGTTATCAATACCTTGAATGAGCATTTCAGAGTGACCTAAAGCACCAGCAGCACTTCTTAGTTTTTGCAAAATATCTTCTGACAAATCTAATTTAACATCACCTTCTGGCATTCTAACATCTTTTCCAGCTTTAGTGAGCATTTCTGTATCCGAGAAAAAATATTTGATATTAGTTAGTCCACTTTCGTCTGAAATGATAACAAAATCATCTTGAAAATTTAAGTTTGGATTGTCTACTAGTTTCAACACTCCTAAAAATTCATTCAGATCATATACACCAAATTCAGAATCAAATGTTTCTTCAACAGTAGCTTTAGCTAGAATGTTTTTAGCTTCAGAAATTGTGCGAATTGTATTGCCTTGATCAATAACAATATTGCTATTGATAGATGCAAAATTTGACAATATTTGAATTGTCGATTTTGTTAGTCTCATAATATATTCTCCATGTCTATATTCAGGAATTATAGCAGTTTTTTTCGTTTTTGTAAAGTAAATTATTTAACTTTACTGAAATTTTTATCTTTATAAAATTCAATCTTATTTTCAAATTTACCGTCCAATATTTCTCCTTTATGTGAAATTACAAATACGTTGGTATCATCGTCTAATGTATGAAGTATTCTCATAAGATTTTCAACTCCATCATGATCTAAGGAAGAATCGAATGTTTCATCTAAGATCAATAAATTTGTCGCTACTGAATTTTTCATTTTTGCAACCTGTCTCCAAGTAAACAGTAATGCCAAATCAATTCTTTGCTTTTCTCCTTCACTGAAAGATTCATAGGAAAAGGCATCCCTATGCCTTGATCTGATAGATTCTTGAAAATTTTCATCTAAATCAAAATGAACAAAAAAGTCCAGTGTCTGTAAATACTTATTAACAAGATGATTAATAACAGGTAGATATTGTTTTATCACTTTTGTTTTTATTCCAGTATCTTTAAGCATCTCAGACATTACTTTATTATACAATAACTTTTCATTTAAAACGTATTCGTCGTTTTTCTTTTCATTTTTTTCAGCAATTATAGCATATAGTTCTCTTTCTGCTTTACTGGAATCACCATTTGATCCTGATATCTCTTTCAATTCAGTTTGATAATCTTGTATTTGTCCTTGCAACCTAGAGATTGTATTATTGTTAGAAGATATAGTTGACAATTTCTGTCGGACCTCATCTGCCAACTTAGTGAACCGCTCAATAGTTTGTTCCACAGCAGCCGACTTTTTAAGTCCATCGTCCATCGCTTCTTTAATTTTCTTTGCTTTTGATTGTGCAGCGTTGAGATTGTTTGATCGGAGCGTTGCGTCAATACTCTGGGTACAAGTTGGGCACGTATCGTTTTGTTCATAGAATTTCGCTTCTTTGACCAAAGACTTGATTTTTTCTTGGAATTTCGCTTGATACTGCAACAGGCTTTGTTTTTTATCATTAGCATCATTCAACTCTTTTTTCATTATAGATTGATTCTCATTCACAAATATATCGCACTTTGAATTTTCATCTTGGAAAACCAAAATTTCAGCTTCTAATTTTTTGATTTCAGCTTGCTTTCTATCTGTAAAATCTTGATTGAAATTTGTAATATCTCTAATGTATTTCTCTTGTGTAGATATTTTATTTACCAAAACTTCAACACTATACTTAATGTCTTTTATACTTTCTTTCAAGATGCTAGTTTTTTCTTTTAAAAGAATATTCATCTTGGAAAATACATTTATGTCTAGCAAATCCTCAATAACATCCCTTCTATGTTGAGAAGGAAGCTGCATAAAAGGAATAAATGAACTACTACCTAGAACGACAATTTGATGAAATGATTTATGATTTAGTTTCAATATATTTTGTTCAAGGATTTTTTGATATTCTTTAGCATGTGAAGATTGATCCAACATTTTACCATTTTGCCAAATTTCAAAAATATTAGGTTTAATTCCTCTAACTATTTTATAGTCATTTACCCCTATAGAAAAAACGACTTCGACAAGACAATCTTTATTATTGATCGAATTAACTAATTGTGGTTTATTAATATTTCTATGTGGCTTACCAAACAAGGCAAATGAGAGCGCATCTAACATAGTTGATTTACCCGCACCATTTCCACCTATAATCAAAGTAGATTTAGATTTACTTAAATCTATATCTGTCCAATTATTACCAGTGGATAAAAAATTCTTATAATTAAGTCTCTTAAAGAGGATCATGTAATTTCCAGTGTTTGGGCTTCAGTTAAAAGATTTCTCATTTTAATCTTAATTCTATTCTTGTCTAATTCAGTATCTACAGACTCTACATAAGTGTCGAGCAATGTTCCTGTATCTTCTACGGATATACCTTCATCTCCAACTCTTTCTCCAATAAATTCTTCAAAATTTTCTGTTATTTTTAATTCATGGATATTTCTACTCTGAATTTTATCACAAAAAGTATCAAATGTAAAGGGGTCTGATTTATTAATTACCACCACTTTAACAAATTTATTGTCTAAGTGACCTAGAGAATATGTAGAATAGTCTGTTTCACGATCATCATAAACAATTTTTTCAAACAATGTGAATGGATTACGGATAGCTTCAATTTCGCGTGTTTCAGTATCTAACACATGAAAATATTTAGGATCATGTGCATCTGACCAATAAAATTCCATCTGTGTGCCCAAATACATAATATTGTCTTGCTGAGACTTTGTATGATAGTGTCCAGACATAACAGTTTCAAATCTTGAAAAGATATTTTTGTCTAAACCACCACGACTTTGAATACCCCTCATCATATCAAAACCACTTAGTTCTAAGTGACCGCCGAGGATAGATGCTTTACAATTCTTAACAAAATTCATAGATTCTGAATGGTTTTCATTAGTAATCCATGGTAGTAATGCAATGTCAAGACCACCATAGTTCATCACTGTAGGCTTCATTATAATATGGATTTCGTTCATATAATGACCCAATAACTCTTTTAGAGAATTTAAATCATTTGTATTTTTAAAATAAGTATCGTGGTTACCCGGAATAATATCCATAGTCATTCCTCGTTTTCTCATAGGATTGAGAAAAGAATGTCTGTTATGGGTTAGAGATTTAAAATTAATAATTTTTCTATTATCATAATAATCTCCTAAATGTAGTATCTGTTTAATATCGTGCTTGTCGCAGTAAGGAAATAGTAGTTCCGAATAAAATTTAGACGCATTATCTAGGAATATATCGGATGAGTTCCTTATGCCTGTGTGTGTATCATTAAGAATAAGTATTTTCACTCTAAGAAATCCTTTAAATCTGAATCCGCATTTACTGTTCGCTTCTTCCTTTGTTGCTTTTCTTTTTTACCAAATTCTTTCATAATTGTATCATATTCTTTCACCTTGTCAATACGGTCTTTAAGAACATCGATAAAGTGAGTGGCAACAACAGAAGATGCTTCTCCTTGCTCTGAAACCAAAAATTCTTCTATTCCAGATTGTGATAAGTATTTTTCTTTGATTTCTTGTTGTTTCTTTTC